GGCTTTCATAAATTGGTCTGGAGATACATTAGTTATTTCCATCATTTAAGAATAAATAATGGACTTGAATTTGCTGTAAAGCAATTCAAGGAGATGAGACTTATAATTACTAGATATATATGTGGTAAACCACTATATACTAATAATAGTTTTATCTCTTTAACTAATGGGTTCCCCACAAGATTCCTTTGATTAAAGGGATTCATAGACAGTAATAGGGATAATGTGAATGCCATGAGAGCCGTAATGACTCTTGTGACATTCACACGTGGTGTAGTTCCTACCAAAAAGGAGGAGAGTAGTGTCAAAATAAAATTTGATACTATAACTCAACCTTATACTGGTAAAAACTATACCATCCCAACTTGGTTTATAAAAGATTGGTTAAACTTTTATAAATTCAAGAAGGAGTATAATATAGATCTACAAAAGGATGCCTACTTTTCTATGAAAAGTAGCCCTTTTGGTATGTCTATATTATCTTCCTTTTACTGTCTTGCAGGTTTAAGTTATGGTCTACTACAATCTCTCTTCAACCTTTTTGCAAAGGATGACGAGAAATTGACTCATAATTATAATTTTTCAATTAATAATTACGAGTTACTTAAGACTAAAGGTTTGTTGAAAATCAACACACCTGGAGCCCTAAGTGTAGTAAAGGATCCAGAACTAAAGATGAGAGTGATAGCCATGTTGGACTATTACTCTCAGTTAGCTCTGAGACCCATCCATAACTACCTGCTTGAATGCCTTGAAAGGTTACCTTGTGATAGAACATTCACACAAGACCCTCGGTTCACAGCTGGAACTGGTAAACTAGGAGATCATTTCTGATCTCTTGATTTATCAGCCGCCACTGATAGATTCCCAATTACTCTTCAAAAGAAGGTAATTGCCCAAATCTTTGGATACGAAATATCCAACGATTGGGTGAATCTATTAGTGAACAGGGTATACTCCTATAAGGAGAACAACTTCAGATATGAGGTTGGTCAACCTATGGGAGCGTACTCCAGCTGAGCAGCCTTTACCTTGACACACCATCTAGTAGTGCACTGATGTGCATTTCTAGAGGGGTATAACATTGGTCATTTCAAGGATTATATCATCCTTGGTGATGACATTGTTATTCATAATGATAATGTAGCTAAAAGATACATTACCATCATGACAAGGCTAGGTGTGGAGATCTCTCGAAGCAAAACACATGTATCAAAGGATACATATGAATTTGCCAAGAGATGGATCTCCAGGGGCAAAGAGATAACTGGTCTACCTCTTGGAGGTATAATAAGAAATATTATACATCCAAAGGTTGTGTATACAATAGTTAATGACTATTGTCAAAAACTATTGTTATACAGATCAGTTATCAACTTTGTGGCTTTAGTCTATAATGGTACCTACATACGTAGGGTAGGTAAACTTACCTACAAGAGAGTCAAAAGACTCCTTTTCCATTATGACGTAGCCGTAAGATTCAAAACTGGTCAAATAACTTATGACCAATTAAGATCTTACCTCGCAGGAATGAACCCGCAAGTTGAGCTACAAAGAGAATTAGTCCCTTTAATTAGGGATTCTCTTTTCAATGGCTCAATTGGTCTTATTCAACAACAGGTTAACAAGTTGTTGTATATCAAAGATCTCTACATTGAGAAGATCTTGGATAATATAGATCTCAACGATCTATATGCACAACCACTCGTTAACTCTATCTACAATTTTGTTGATAATTGTATCAACAAAATTGAACAGTTAGGTAACTGTGATAATCCATCTATTTTAATAGATGAACTATCACAGGTCACTCTACCTGATGTAGATAGACTAGTCTTGCAAGTACGTAATGTACAAACAAGAGTAGTTGTTGTTGA